ATTACCACATATTGGCCATATATAGCAGGCGCATTGGCAGCAGTGGCGGCTTATTATCTGCCTACTATAATCACGCAGTTATCTACTATAATCACGCAGTTATGGAGTATGGTGGCCCCGATACTGAAAGCAGCAGGCGCATGGGCATTGGCGAACTGGCCTATATTGGTAATGGCTATTGCTATTGGTGCGGTGATATACGTATTGAATCAATTGGGCGTTACGGCGGATCAGGTATTCGGTTTTATAGGCGGTACAATAGCAATGCTGGTGTCATATGTCTATAATGTTGTAGCTGAAATATGGAATGTTATTGTCAGCTTTGCCGAATTTTTAGTAAATGTATTCATAGATCCTGTGTATGCTGTTAAAAAGCTTGTATATGACCTGCAAATGGCGTTTCTTCAATTTGCGCTTAATGCCAATAAAGGCATTGAAGCATTTGTGAATAATTTTGTTTCTACGTTTGCAAAGGGGATAAACTTAGTTATCAAAGGTATAAATTGGCTTATAGACGCCTTAAATAAAATACCGGGATTTAATATAGGCAAAATTGGCGAAGTATCAGCTACTTCGAAAGTAAATCTAACGTCCGGTATAGAATCGATGATTAACTCACTCGAGCCGCCTAAATCGGATAAAAACGTAGTTAATTTCGACAAGGCCAAATTAGCATATATAGACGGTGCTAAAGCATTTCAAAAGGGTTATGACTGGACATCTAATGCTTATAAAGATGTTGCCGGTGCATTAAAAGGCGTAGGCAAAGGCGCGGCTGCTCCAGCAGCTCCTGCGGCTGTTAAGGCACCTAATATAGATAAAGTCGGTAAAGTGGGTAAAGTCGGCAAGATAGATGATACGGTAGACATATCAAGCGAAGATTTAAGAGCTTTACGCGATTTGGCTGAAATGAAAAGCATACAAAACTTTGTCACTTTAACACCTGTAGTAAGAGTTACAACCGGGCCTATAAGCAAAGACGTGGACGTGGATACAGTAATAAAACGCATAGAGCAGTCGCTTGAAAGCGAGATAGCTATATCAGCCCAGGGGGTGTATTCATAATGGATGATTACGGCATATATCTCAGTGTGGGAGATGGCAAGGAAGGATTCCAAATACCGGTTAATCCTGCGCAGATAGAGATAAAAGAAGCCGGGCAGGGCGAGACATATACAATAATATCGCTTGGTGAAATAAACGTGATTAAAGAGGCAAAATTGAGCGAAATTAGCTTTGAAAGTTTTTTCCCAGCACAGCAGTATCCATTTGTTATAACTGATACATTGCTTGAGCCTATACAATACGTCAATATGATTAAAAAATGGATAGAAGGGCAGCAGGTAGTGCGCTTTATAATGACTGGTACAAATGATATCAATATGACCGTTTCTATAGAAGATTTTACATGGCGGGAAAAAGCGGGGGCGGTAGGCGATCTGGAGTATGAGCTGTCATTGAAGAAATATGTTTATTATGCGCCCAAAAAAGCAACAATTCAAAAAAGCAGCAACAGCCAAACTAAAGCGTCAGTACCAACTAAAAGCACTAGGCCAAATACAAGCAAAACGCCTTCAACCTATACGCTCAAGAAGGGTGACACGTTGTGGAGCATAGCGCAAAAGTATTTAGGCAGCGGCACGCGCTGGCGTGAAATAGCTAACTTAAACGGCATATCTGATGCGCAAACGCGCAAGCTGCCTATTGGGCTAGTAGTTAAGCTGCCTGCAAAGTAGGTGATATATTGCTTGAAATATTGCTGGATAACAGAGACGGCGTTATATGGGATATATCTGAGCTTGTATCGTCAGTATCATGGCAAACAACGCGTATAGGCAAGCCCAGCAAGCTTAGTTTGACTTTGATTAAAGATACTGATAAGAAGCTAAAGGTTGAAACGGGCGCGGTGATACGCGTTAAAGCTGATGATAAAGGCATTTTTTATGGCTATGTGTTCACAAAAGAACAAAGTCAAAAAGATGAGATAACGCTTACTGCATATGACCAAATACGCTATTTGCAAGCTAACGATACTTACGTATTTACCGGTGCAACTGCTACAGATATTATAAAGCGTATCGCATCTGGTTTTGAGCTTAAAGCCGGAACGCTTGAAGATACGCGCTACAAAATACCTTCCATGGTGGAAGATAACCAGAAGCTGCTTGACATCGTCTATAAAGCTTTGGACTTAACACTAATTAACACAGGCCAGATATATGTGTTCTATGACGATTTTGGCTCATTAATGCTGAAGAATGCAAAAAACATGGCGCTTAATATCATAATAGGCGACGAGAGTTTGCTATATGAATATAGCTATAAGCGAAGCATAGATGATGATGTCTACAACCGGGTTAAACTGGTTAAAAACAATAAAGACACCGGCAAGAGGGATGTATATATTGCGCAGGATAGCGCCAATATGGCTAAATGGGGCAGACTGCAATTATATCAGACAGTTGATGAAGGATTAAATGAGGCACAGATTAAAGAGCAGTTAGACAGGCTTATACAGCTTAAAAATCGGGAGCAAATAAAGTTCAATTTAACCGCATTAGGTGATACCTCAGTTAGAGCAGGATGCTATATTCCGATATTTTTAAGCGAGCTTAGTATTGGCAAATACTTTTTAGTGGAAGAATGTACGCACAAATGGGAAGGCAAGCTTTATACAATGTCCTTAGAAGTGAAGGTGGTTTAATGGCTTTACTGGAAACGATAAAAAAAGCAGGACTAGGAGCTGTAGAGGCGGCCAGCCCTGTTAATGTTTTATTTGGCACGGTCATAAGTGCTGAGCCGTTAAAGGTGAATGTGGATCAGCGGTTTATGTTAACAGACAAGAATTTAGTTATAGCAGAGCATTTATGGACATATAACGTGGAAATGCACGTTAAGAACGCTGATGTATCTACATCTGAGCCCAATGCATATAAAGCATCTATGGATAGCGCAGATGTCACAATACAACGCAATCTGAAAGCAGGCGACAAAGTGATACTCTTGAGGGTCCAAGGCGGACAACAATACGTAATTTTGGATAAGGTGATATAAATGACGCCAGAAGATGTGGTTATAACCCCAGAGGACAATATAGTAACAGAACAGCAGCCAAGCCTGACATATCGTATAAATAATAACCGTATAGCTGGCAAAGTAGATGGTATTGATGCTGTAAGACAAGCCGTATCTAAGATACTGCTCACCGAACGGTTTCAATATCTGATATATAACAGCGACTATGGCGTTGAGCTAAACAGTCTTATCGGCCAGCCACAGGGATATGTGCAGGCTGATATAAAACGACGCATTACAGAAGCATTAATGCAAGATGATCGGATAAGAAATGTAACCGACTTCAATATACAGTTTGATGGAGATATAGCTAACGTAGCTTTCACGGTTGTATCTGTTTATGGGAGTTTCAATGAGGAGGTGATCGCCAACGTTTGAACAATACACATATGAAGCGATATTACAGCAGATGCTGGATAGAGTGCCAAGCACTATTGACAAGCGGCAAGGCAGCATTATATATGATGCGTTAGCACCTGCTGCGCTCGAATTAGCCCAGATGTATTCAGATTTAGACGTGATATTGGGCTTGGCATTTGCAGATACCTCGAGTGGGGAATATCTAACAAGGCGTGCCGCAGAAGTAGGCGTTATCAGAAAAGCTGCTACAAAAGCACGTAGGAAAGCAATGTTCTACAATAATGATGCGCCTATGGATGTGCCTGTAGGGTCGCGGTTCCGCATTGACGATTTGGTGTTTAAAGTAACAACCAAACTAAGCGATGGCTATGAGGTGGAATGTGAAACACCAGGAACAGCGGGGAATACACCGCTCGGTGATATGCTGCCTATAAATTACATCGAGGGGCTGACCAGAGCGGTATTGTCCGATATCATTGAGAGCGGCGCGGACGAAGAAGATGATGGAAGCTTAAGACAGAGATATTTTGATAATCTGCGCGGCCATGCATTCGGCGGCAATATATTGGACTATAAACAAAAAGTGCTCGCCATAGAAGGCGTTACAGCAGTAAAGGTTTATCCTATCTGGAACGGTCCCGGCACTGTAAAGCTTGTTATATTAGGGGCAAACTACCTGCCGGGCGATAACGGGCTGGTAGATAGGGTGCAGGGGCTTATTGACCCACTTCCTCAAGGAGAAGGCTATGGTATTGCACCTATAGGTCATATTGTGACGGTGCAAAGTGCCGCGCCTGTAACAGTCAATATTGAAACCGTGCTAACGCTCGATACGGGTTATACAACCAATAACATATTACCGGCGGTAACCAGCAAGCTAGAGGGTTATCTGGACGAGCTGCGCCAGGGCTGGCAAGACACTGAGGCAATCACAGTGCGCATAGCTCTCATAGAAGCCCGCACGCTGGATGTGTCCGGTGTACTTGACATAACGGGCACAAAAATCAACGGCAGCGCAGCAAACCTGATGCTTGCAGACGACCAAGTGCCTGTTTTAGGGCAGGTGATACTCAATGCCTGACATTAAGGAATATTGGATCAAAGAAATAGCCGACACATTAGAGTTCGGCATATTGGCAGACATAGAAAACGACGAGCTCGATAAGGTCGAGCAGGCTATCGAGAATTTGTTAGACGACCAGTTTATCGAAACGTCTACTGAATATGGTGTCACCAGACGCGAGGTTATACTAAACATCGCGCCCTATGGTGATGATACGCTCGAAACAAGGCGTTTCCGTATAGCAAGCAAATGGATGAATAGATTACCCTATACCAGACAAATGCTGCAAGAACGACTCGACGCGTTATTAGGCACTGGATATTATAAAATAGAATTGCATAATGAAGCATATGTATTAACTATAGAAATGCGCTTGGTTGTTCCGCGGCAACTTGAGTTGATTACAGAAATGTTAGACGAAATGGTGCCCGCAAATCTTTTATACCGTTTAATCTTAGTCATATATGGCCAAATTGAAGTAAGTCTTATATGGGATAAACATATATTCCAGCCGCCGCTGTGCGGTACGTTTAAGAGCTATAATGTTCCATACAAGTCCACATTAGGAGAGATAATAAGCGGCATTATTAATATCGCTGCGCAAT